AGGCGATTTGAAACGGGCGCTAATTTCTGTATAGGTTGAAGCTACAACAGGCATAACGTGATCACAAAATGGGCAAGTGAAGCTACTAGTCATAATTAATCATTCCTTTCATCATTTGATAGGAAAATTATACCAGAGAACCGCAACAAGTACAAACCATTCCACATAACCTATAAAGAGGTGATGCAGTTTGAAACATATTAACATCGTGATCATCGATGGAGTAGAGAGAGACATGGCTACATTATCTGCAGAGGAGCGAGCAAAGATCGTGAATGAGTTGAATCGGAGGAAAGGCAGAAGGCAGTCATGGAAATGACCAGAAAGTTTGTAGAACATTTAGGATACCAGCAGGAGAAAACCGCGTAAGCGGTACCGGTTGGACAAGCAAAGGAGGAGAGAAAAATGAACAAAGTAATGCTGATAGGTCGTATTTGTAACGACTTAAAAAAGAAGTACACAGGTGACAGTACCGTTATTCAAGTGTCTTTGGCAGTACAAAGACGTTTCAAAAATGCTAAAAATGAGTATGACACAGATTTCATTCAATGCGAATTGTGGGGACACAATGCGGATTTTCTTGAAAAAAACTTCTCAAAGGGTGACATGGTCGCATTTGAAGGTGCAATTAGGAACAACAACTATGAAAAAGATGGTGTTAAGCACTATTCAAACAAAATAGTTGTAGAATCAGTGTACTTTACCGGAAGCACACTGATGAAGAAAAAACAATAATTGTGCAATTTGACTTAAATAAACCCTGCGGAAAGGTAGGGTTTATTCGAGTACGCTTGAAAAATTGACAAGATACCAATGAAAGGAGGGATTTTTGTGCGTAATTACAAAATTTCTAAACCGACATATTATTCAATCATTCCAGCTGATGTAAGGTATGACAAAGATCTGATGGACAAAGCGAAGTTACTATACAGTGAGATTACGGCACTGTCAAATTCAATGGGATACTGTTATGCGTCAAACCAATATTTTGCTGATTTATACAGTATCACTATCCGACAGGTTCAAACGCTCTTAAAAGACTTGTCGAATAAAGGTTACATAAAGGTGGACCGTAATTCCAAACCGAGAAAAATTCATATTGCTACCGTGAAGTTTTCTTCGTCTTACCGTGAAGAAAACTTCATGGTAGACCGTGAAGAAAACTTCACTCATAATAATACAAGTAATAATAATAAAAAGAATAACACTCCGTCACCGGAGTTGGTGTCTGAGTTCAAAGCGTGGTATTCAAAATATCCGAATCCACGAAATGAGCAACAGACCATGAGAAACTACATCAGCACCAGAAACAAATATTCAGCCGAACAACTGATGTCAGCACTGGATAATTACCTCGCAGACATAGAAAAAAACAACACAGACAAACGCTATATAAAATACTCAACAAACTTTGTCGGTAGAGAACAAGCGTTTGTCGATTACTTAAACACACCGGCACAGCCGGTTTCGACTGAGGAAACTGATGATAGTTACATCGCCACAATCGAAGCGGAAGACCCTGAGTATGCCGCACGACTCCGAAGGAGGGATAACGATGTATGAACAACAACAAATTCCTGCCAACTATGAGGCGGAGCAGGCAGTCGTTGGTGCATTAATCATTGGTGGCAATGTGGATGAATTAACCACCGAAGTCAACCTAACACCCAATGATTTTTATTTCAGTGATTGCAAATTGGTGTACAAATGCATTTTGTACCTAAACGACAAAAACGACAAAATCGACATAGTGACGGTAGATAGTACATTAAAAACCGCCAAAGAATACAAGGGAATTGAATTTCTGAAGGGTGCGATCAGCAACAACCCAACGAAACATAATTTAATTTACTATGGTAAAATCGTAAAAGAATATGCGAAACGTCGTTGGTACATAGATATGTCAAATAAAATATTGACTATGGCAGGCAATACAACATTGCCAATAGAAAAAATATCCGACAAAGTGGAATATATGCTGGCAACGGAGAGTGATTCTATCAATGTCAATACCGCAGACGATTTGATAATGCAGACGTATGACACCATTGCAAAAGCAAGTGAAAACAAAGGTAGTATTCCGGGAAAGGCAACAGGATTTGATAACATAGATTTGAAAATGGGCGGTATAGACGGATTGGCTGTTTTAGGTGACAGACCGGGTATGGGAAAAAGCGCATTTGCGTTAAATGTTGCTGAACATATAGTTTACAACGAATTAAAACCGGTAGTATTTTTTTCGTTGGAAATGGGTGCACAACAGTTAATGCTCCGATTGGTATCATCAATGACACGCATTAAATATTCTGCTTTGCGATATGGGGAATTGGAAGATGATGATTGGACAAAACTCGCCAGTTTCATGAACCAATCAGAAAAAACAAAAAAATTGTTAATCTGTGATGAACCCAAGATGACAGTGCGAAAAATTCGTTCGGTTTGCCGTAGGTTAAAAAAACAATATGGCTCTTTGGGGGCGGTGATTGTTGACTATTTGCAATTAATTGAAATGCCAAACAATAAAAACTGCACAAAGGCACAAGCAGTCGGTGATGTTAGCCGAGAGCTGAAAATCTTAACGAAAGAATTAGGTTGTCCGATAATTGCTCTTTCGCAGCTGAATAGAGCAAATGAGCAACGGTCGGACAAAAGACCGACACTTGCCGATCTTCGTGACAGCGGAGCTATTGAACAGGATGCCGACAGTGTAATGTTCATCCATAACGAAGACGCATATAGAAAAGACAAATCACAACCACCAACAGGCAAAGTTGAGATATTGTTACCGAAATCAAGGTTTTCGCAAACAGGAACAATGTTTTTAAAATTCCAACCGGAATACATGAAATTTTCAAATTGGAATGTGAAAAAAGACCCATTTAATCGTAGTAAAAATTCGGCGGCAGTGTGGGACAAACCGGACGAAAATGATAAAGAAAACGCAAAAACTGGCGAAGCTGAAAAAGAGGAAAAATGACAAAGTGAAAGCTGATGAAATTTCAGAAAAATAACCAGATTTTAATGGTTATAAAATCGAAAAAAAACATAATTGATTTTATAATCAAAAAAACGGCTTAGGACATCAGATTTTAAGCCGTTTCTACGAAAATATAATCACTATTTTTATTTGAATATTAGCCATAGAATAAAAGATAAAAAAATCGAATCAAAATTTATTGCGAAGAAAGGAGTAGCAAAAATGAAGTTCAGAACATTCAAATATAACATCATTAGGGCAATCAAAGTTATAAATCATGCTGTCAATGCAGAAACAATGAAGATGTTGGGCGGTATTCTGATAGATGCCAATGCACCGAATATGGTGGAATTGACAGCATATTCAAATGACATAAAAATCAAATATTATGTTCGTGCAGACGTTGAGCAGAAAGGGATGGTTGTATGTAACCCAAAGTATTTGATGAACATTTCAAAAGGTGAAAATATGGAGGTTATAATATCAACCGACAAAGACAATGTCATTGAAATGAAAATCGGAACATACAAGCAGAAATGGCAAGGAACAGTTGCGGAAAATTATCCGAAAATATCAATGCCGGAATGCAATAATGAATTGATGTTAGAACAGGAACGGTTTAGAGAAATTTTAACTAAAACTGTGCCGTTTGCAGCACCGACAGTCGGATACAGACCGCAGTATAACGGCGTGTTATTTGACATAAAAAACGAAACATTACACAATGTTTCAACTGACGGAAAACGAATGGCACATATAACTACACCTGTTGGCACATATGAAAATATGTCGTTTGTAATAACGCTTCCTGCGGCAAAGGAACTGTGTCGTATTGAAAGTGAAAATCCGCTGTTGCGTATTATTGTTGATAATACAAATATGCGGTTGTTGTTAGATTACAGTGAATTTATAGTTGTCGCCAGTACATTTAATGAAAATGGTTATGTCAAATATGACAATATGATGAATCGTGAATCGGATATAACTGCAACGGTAAAACGTGCAGAGTTTATGCAGATGATTGAACGCGGTAAATTCGTTTCGGAACAGGGTAAAACAAAAGTTCCGGTAACGTTGGAATTGAAAGATGATGTTTTGAAATGCAATGGCAGAAATCTTCGTTGCCAGCTAAAAGATGAAATAGATGCCGATATAGCCGGCAATATTAAAATCGGTTTCAATGCTGATTTTTTAATGGATATGATAAAAACAATACGGTCCGACAATGTTGTTTTGGAATTGAAATCGCAGAAAGACGCATTGATAATAAAAGACGGTGATACAGAATTGTTGTTGTTGCCGGTGATAGTGTGAAAGGGGACAGTAAAATGCGAAAACGATATTGTAGTATGTGTGGTCGTTTGATGGACGAACACATTGACGAAAACACAGGAAAACCGTTCGATATTCAGTTATGTTCCGGTGTATGTATAGGTGCTGCATGGCGAAATGTTACGGAATCAATTAAAAATGGTGTTAAGCCAACATGGGCTGTTGCAAAGGTGCAAAGAAAGAGCAAAGCAATGGAATATCATAATCAGATAGTGAAGTTGACAAATGAAAAGTTTACGCAAAAACAAATTGCCGAGGCATTAGGAATATCTCACGGCACAGTTTATTCATCGTTGAAACAATACGGAAGGGAGTTAATTTAAGATGATAGGAAGAAGAATAAAAGAATTAAGAACAGAAAACGGATTGACGCAACAAGAATTGGCAAAAATTTTAAATGTGTCAAGTATGTCTATTTCGTTTTATGAAAATGAGCAAAGAAAACCGGATAGCGAGTTTATTATTGCGTGTTCGAGGTTTTTTGATGTTTCAACTGATTATTTGTTAGGAAAAACGTATAAAAGGAGAATACCGAGAGAAGAAAGGTTTGGAGCGTTCAGTAAAAGATTGAAACATGTAAGAGAACTAAAAGGTATATCACAAAGACAAGCGGCAGAAGATTTAAACATAAGTCCACAAAATCTATCGTATTACGAAAACGGTCGTGATGCTGGATATGGTTTACTTGTTCGTATGGCTCGATACTATGATGTTACAGTTGAGTATTTAATCGGTGCGTCACCTGTCATGCAACGAGAAAATGTAGATATTAACAAAGATATTGGATTAAACGATAAAACAATTAACTTATTACGGCAACGTAATAAGTTTGGATATAGTTACGCAGCAGATATTGTAAACGAAATCGTGAGAACAGAGTATTTTCAAAGACTTGTCACCATATTTAGTGAAGACAATGAAAGCAAAGAGGGAGATACACCACAGCAAAAAGAATTAAACGAACAAATAGTCAAAGTATACGGAGGCGCTTTTTTCATACGAAAGCGTGACTGGGAAATAGAACGATGTATAAATGGTATTGCAAGAGAATTAAGAAAGCATGAAATTTATCCGGTAGATGATTGTGAAAGGTCAATGGAGGAATAAAATTTGAAAAAGCATAAAATAAATATATCCAAGATGATTTTCAAATCGTGGGACAAGCACACTGAAACATGGTGTCGGATAGCATTTATGCTGATGATACCATCAGCACTGAGTAGAGTGTTTGCAACAATATGTATTATATTCGGCTTTGTGCTATTAGCAATAATCAGAAAAGGATATGAAGAATATTGGCATTTAGATGATGCAGATAAAGAAAAATATCATGAACTTATGGCTTTGCTGATGGCACTTAATAATGATGATTTTTGGGGAGGACAAGAAGATGAAAAATGAAAATAAAAATTTTATTACACCACCAACCAGAAAGCCTACGGGTGCAACGAGAAAAACAGTAGCCAAACGCAAAGATAGTTGGTTTGAGGCAAAATTGAAAAACGGTGAACTTCTGTCTTTCAACTGTCGTTGTAATACTGTCGAACATGTAGCGGATTTAGTCATATTAAAAGAATGTAATCAGGAAAACGAAGTAGTATTAACAATTATTCCGAAAGATAATATACTTTATATTTATTAACGAAGGAGGTGAACAAATGCCAATAAAAGAAGAAAATCTTATTCTTAGTTTGATTAATTCAGAAACAGGAGAAGAACTTTGTTACATAGATAATTTGGAAGACAATCTATTTAGTGTTGAATCGAGAAATTATTCATTTGATAAAGATAGGAAAGCTTTGAGTTCTTTTATCGACCTTTCTGCACGTAGCTTGTCGATAGATATTTCTATTGGTGCAATAAGTTTAACATCACTGATAGGAATTGACGTTGCTAACGCACCAGATAAATACAATTTTCAGATTATAAAATTTAAACAAGCCCGTAAACACAAAAAGAAAAGAATAAATAAGAAATGGATTAAGCGATATGGATATAAACAGATATTGGTTGATTGTAAAGGGTGGAAGTTGAAAACACATACAGATGGAACTTATGAATTTGTAAAATAAAAATAGAAGGAGGACTAACAATGCAAGTAGAATTAAAAGCAAATGGAAAAACCGTCCAAGTTGAAATGACGGAGGAACAGGCTAAAATATTGGGATTGGCGGAGGAACGAAGCCGAACAGGATATGAGAGGGTTGAAGTTGAAGAAACATATTATCTTGTTGACGTAGATGATGAAATAACGAATATGAAACATAACGGTCAATTAGACCGAGATTGTTATGATGTAGGAAATTATTACAGCAATAAAACCATTGCCGAGAACAATGCAAGAGCAGACAGATTGCTTCGTCAGCTAAGACAGTGGCAGGCGTTAAACGACAAGTCTATTTCAGAAAAAGATTGGAACGATGAAAGTAAAAAGAAGTGGTTTGTTGCGTATAGTTATGGTGCTGAAAAATTGTACGCAGACTATTATTATATTATGCGATTACCTAATACAATACATTTCGCCACCAAAGAAAAAGCAGAGGAAGCTATCGAAGTATTCAGAGATGAATTGATATGGTATTTCGTTGAATACCAACAACGCCTTGACGAAGAATAAGCAATAAGCAAAACGGGGGAGTGAAAGCATGACGACAAAAGAATGGTTACCGAGAGGAATTGAGATTGAAGAAGAAATTGCTGATTTGCAGGCGGTTAATCCGGTTGCATTTTTGGACGAAATAAATGTAGCGGTTTATGAACAAAACATCAAAAACAGAATTGGCGAATTGTACAAAATAAAAAATGAAATTCTTCAAACCGTGAATCAGGTCGAAAGTGCTACACTCCGAAGACTGTTAATTAAAAGGTATATTCAAAATTTAACGTGGGAAAAGATTGCAGAACAGCTAAACTATTCATACAAACACGTTGTACATATTCTTCACCCCAAGGCACTGTCTGCAATCAAAAGAGTTTTAGAAAAAGATTAAGCCGGATTTTATTCCGGCTTTTTTTGTATGCGGAATTTTATAAAAATCCATAAAAACGTCATTATGTAATAGAATGTAACATTGATCCTGTGGTAGTATATGAATCGAAGGGTGAACTGCCGTGAGGCAGTGGGAAAAAATATCTCAAAGCAAAAGAGGGGAATAGAGATATTAAGATAGGCATAGACACGCTTGAAGTATTCAGCGTACCATGTTTATGCTGATTATACGGAATGTATATGTTAATGCATATACATTCTGTTTTTTATTTTGGATAAAGAAAGGGACATAATTATGGAGCTATTGCAATTAGTTGAAAAATTCAAGAACGTTTTCAGCATAGAAAAAATTGAAGATGTTGTTGATGAATTAAAATCAACATTGTTAAATGCGGAAAAGTGTCGAAAGCTATGCGAAGATTGGATTTTAATATGTCCCGATTTAACAATAGATTATATGCAAATGATATTTCAATATTATTTTGCCGACCGCAAGGAAAAAATGCAAGACTACACACCGAAAAGCCTTGCGGTAGCGGTTGCAGAGTTATCAAAAACCAAAGATGAAAAAATTTGTTTAGATTTGTGTGCGGGAAGTGGAGCATTGACAATCCAAAAATGGAACGAGAATAACGATTTAAAATTTATATGCAAAGAATATGATAGTCGTGTTATTCCGTTTTTGTTGTTTAATTTGGCAATTAGAAATATTGACGCCGAAGTTATCCATTGTGATGTATTGTCAGATGAAAATTTCAAAACATACAGGACGCAAAAGGGTGATAGATTTGCAACGGTTAAAGAAGTAGATAAGAGTGAATTTAAAGCTGATTGTTGTATATCAAATCCGCCGTACAATATGAAATGGGAACAGCCGGTATTTGCACAATTACAGAATAGATTTTCACAGTGCGAAGTACCGCCGGAAAGTAATGCGAATTATGCGTTTATATTGACTGCGTTAGATGAAATTAATGGCAAGGCAAGTTTTATATTGCCGAATGGCGTGTTAAGCACTGACAATCAAAAGGAAAAGCAAATAAGACAGTATTTAGTCGAAATGAATTTCATAGAAAGTATAATTGTATGTCCAGATAAAATGTTTGAAGTTACGTCAATACCAACGTGTATTATAACATTTAACAAAAATAAAAAACATTCAACGATAGAAATGATTGACCTGCGACAGAGGTATGAAACGGAACAACGAATGCAAAACGGACAGTTTGGCGGCAAAAGTCACACTAACAGGACATACGCAAAAGAGGTCAAGATTATATCCGAAAGTCAGATACAAGATGTATTAATACAAATTGAACAGTACGGAAATATAGCGGGTTACTGCAAGGCAGTAAGCATTGAAGAAATAAAAAACAATAATTATGTATTGGTGCCAAGCCGATACATAGAGTTTGAGAATATAGAAAATGCACATAGACCGTACAACGAAATAGTTGCGGATATTAACAGAATTATAACTGAAAAAAATACTTGTAAACTAACAATAAACGAAACAATCGCCAAGTCTTTAGGATTTGACATTGAACTGTTCAAGCAGGACAACGGTACAAATAATGATTTCTCAAAATTGACAGAAAAAAATATGTGGTGAAAAGATTGTAAAAAATGATTATTTCAAAACAACAAAAAATAAAAATGAAATAACATTTTCAAATAACAGCAAAGAAAATATTTCAAGCATTCTTATGATGATATTTAACACGTGGAAACAACACATATATTATCTAAATTTTGAAGAAAACAGATATTTAGCAGAACTTCGGGACGCACTGTTGCCGGAGCTGATGAGTGGCAAGATTGATGTAAGCAATATATAAACGGTAGAAAGGATAAAACTATGTTTGAAAAAATAAAAAAATATTTGCGAAAAAAGAAGTTTGAATATAAACGCAGAAAATTCTGCACTGAATGGAACAGACGAAACAGAAAATGGCGTGAATGTCGTCACAAACGTAAAATGTTTGAAAGAGATCTGCGTAGGTGGCTAAGAGAATACGAAGGGTGATTGTATGAATACGGTTGAACCAATTCGTGATAAACGGGATGTATACGCAATCAAAAAATATCTGCATCAAAAGGATATTAAATATTACATTATGTTCATTACAGGTATTTCATTAGGATTGCGTATTAACGAAATTTTAAAGATGACAGTAGGTGACGTTAAGGGACGTACTACTGCAACGTTCCGGCAGAGTAAGACCGGAAAAGAAATCACGGTTGCATATAATGATGAATTGCTTAAAGAATATAAAATCTATTGCGAACACCGTACACCGGAAGAAGCGCTGATTCCGAATAATCACAATGAATATAAGGCAATCAGTCGGAGTATGGCATACAAAGTCTTACGCGAAGCGGCGGATCATGTAGGCATTAAATACAAAGTAGGAACACATTCGCTACGAAAGACATGTGGTTATCATTACTACAGACAAACACGCGATATAGTTACATTGCAGGTGTGGTTTAATCATCGTAGTGCAAGTGATACATTAAGATACATTGGTGTCACAAAAGATACTGTGTTATCTGCTATGAAACACTTCAAAATTTAATTCTATTAAACATAATTGTCTAACGTGTAATAGAATGGCGGTTTTTGTTATGCATTTATTAGTAGAAACTGTATTCAACCTATTACACACAATACAGGGTTATGTGTAATAGGCGGAAAGGACGAATGACAATGGCACAGGCTGCATTACACGTCTGCAACAAATGCGGATGTCACCGACTGACACACGATACATACTGCGAACTACATCAGCATTTAAAGCGGCAATATGACGACCGCCGACAGTCAGCGAGCAAGCGAGGATATAACGGACGTTGGCGAAAAGCAAGCAAGACATATCTACTGTCACATCCGTTTTGCATTCGTTGTCTGCAACAGGGAAGATACGAGAAAGCCACAGTTGTAGACCACATCACACCGCACAAGGGAAATCAACAGCTGTTCTGGGACAGGAACAACTGGCAACCACTATGCAAGCAATGCCATGACCGTAAGACTGCGACAGAAGATGGCGGTTTTGGTAGATAATATTAAAAAAATTTTTTCTTTCGTGAAGATTTTTTTCACGGAAGGGGGTATCAAAATTGTTTTTGCGAATATGCGGTAGACCGTCGCCCAAGTCTTTTTTACGCACACGCAAGTTTTCGAGAGGGGGTTAAACCAAAAATGGGAGCAAGAGGACCAACGAAAAAACCGGCAGAGCTGGAGGAACTACACGGCAATCCCGGACATAGAAAAACTGAAAACAGATTGCAATTTTCAAAACCGGAAAAAGTTCCGTCACCGCCGGTGTTCCTAAATAAAATTGCAAAAAAAGAGTGGAAACGATTAGCACCGATTGTATTCAATGCCGGAATGCTGACGGATGCAGATGTAGGAACATTTGCCGCATACTGCGATTCATATGCACAGTGGGTATTAGCTGAAAAGGCGATACAGGCAAAACAACCGGACAAAAATTCTCCTGCACCGCTGACGTTTATCACCGCCAAAGGGTATGAACAACAAATACCTGAAATCAGCATTTCAAACACTGCAAAAAAACAAATGCTGACGTTCGCCAAAGAGTTCGGATTGACACCGTCATCAAGAGCCGGAATGACAAACCCGGTAGAAACCGAGGACAAAAAAGCAAGTATTATGGAATTCATCAGCAAGAAGAACAGGAGTGCGTAAACTATGGATTCGGTAACATCATATGCGAAAAAAGTCGTAGCTGGCAAGATTATTGCAGGTGATTCGGTAAAAAAAGCGTGCAAGCGACATCTGAAAGATTTAAAAAAATCTAAAAGAAAAGATTATCCGTACTACTTTGATGCAGAGCAAGCAGAATATTGTTTTGCATTCGCTGAAAATTACTGCCGACACAGCAAAGGAAAGTGGGCAGGCAAGCCACTGATATTAGAAGATTGGCAGAGATTTGTTGTAGGTTCTATATTCGGGTGGAAGCGTAAAGATGATGATACACGCCGATTCAGATATTTTTACATTCAGGTGGCACGAAAAAACGGAAAATCTACGTTAATGGCGTTCATCGGACTATATGTCATTGTTTGTGACGGTGAAAACGGTGCTGAAATTTATTCGGCAGCAACCAAAAAAGACCAAGCACGAATTATATTCGATGAGGCTAAGAATATGATTGGGAAGTCACCGGAGCTACGAACTATACTGACAACGTATCGGAACAACATCACTTTTGACGCACAATTATCAAAATTTGAACCGCTATCGTCAGACAGTGAAACTTTGGACGGTTTAAATGTGCATTTGGGATTGATTGATGAGTTACACGCACACAAAACAGGTGATGTGTACAATATTTTGGACAGTGCGACAGGTGCAAGAACACAGCCATTAATCGGAACAGGAACGACCGCAGGCAGAAATCCAAACTGTTTTTGTAAGGAATTATATGACTATTACAAAAATATTTTGAATGAAACGGTTGAGAATGAAGATATTTTCATTTACATAGCAGAATTGGACGAAAATGACGATTGGACAGATCCGCAGAATTGGATAAAAGCCAATCCGAATATGAATGTCAGTGTCAACCTAAAAGATATGGAAAGTGTTTATACTGCATCTAAAAATATTCCGTCAAAATTGAACGAATTCAAGTGTAAAAAACTGAATATGTGGGTTACTGATACCGCTTCATGGGCGAATATGGAGCAGTACAACAAACCACCGACTTTGAAAATCACCAAAGAAGATTTAATCGGTAAAAAGTGTTATGCCGCAGGCGATTTGTCTGTGCGTAACGACTTGGCAAGCGTCGTTTTTGAATTTCCACTAAGTGACGGATATTTCGCAGTGTTGCACCATGATTTTATACCGGAAGATAAGATTTTTGATAATTCACAGAAACATCACATTGATTATCAACGGTATATTGATATGGGATATATAACGGCAACGCCCGGCAATGCAGTTGATTTTGACTATATCGAAGATTATATTTTGAGGATGCGTGAAAAGTATGACATTTTGGAAGTCTGCTTAGATCCGTGGAACGCAACGCAGTTAATGTCACATCTGATTGACGAGGGTATGAAAGTGGTTGAAGTCAGACAAGGATTTAAAACATTGTCAGAGCCAACCAAGGAATTGGGGATAACGATTGAAGACCGTAAATTAATACATTTTGATGATCCGATGTTGAAGTGGGCGGTTGGAAATACCGTAGTTACGTTTGATGAAAACGGTAATGTTAGACCAAATAAGGCGAAAAGTATCAATAAAATTGATCCTGCAATGGCACTGATAATAGCACACACCAGAGCATATACACATGAATTGAATTATGTTGATGTCAACGCAATAGCAGCGGCACAACTGGCAGAATATGAAGAAATGTTGAGAGGTCAGATATAATGAAATTTTTTAACAGAATAAAATCGGCATTTTATGCACTGACACATGATACAACGACAATATCATTGTTAGATGAACGATTTTGGACGCAGTACGGCAGTATACGGAATAGTAAATTGTCGGAAGTGACATATTTCACCTGTCTAAAAACGTTGTCTGAGGCGGTTGCAAAGTTGCCGTTAAAGATGTATCAGGAAACACCGAAAGGTGTCAGTAAGGCAAAAAATTCAGCATTATACAATGTGCTGAAAGTACGACCGAATAAGAATATGACTGCAACGACATTTTGGGCAACAGTTGTAACGGTGATGTATCATTACGGAAATTGTTATGTATATATCGCACGGAACAAAGAGCCTGAGTTGTTAATATTGGACAACCGATATATGACAGTCTATGATGACAATGCGAAGTTAATAGATGATAATGGCGGAGTTTGGTATATATATTCCGAACCGGTAACCGGAAAGGTATATAAATTCAGCACTGATGAAATATTGCATTTTAAAACATATATGACGTTTGACGGCATTATGGGGTTGGCGGTTAAGGATGTGCTGGCACTGACGATTGACGGAGCAATGGACAGCCAAAGATTTATCAAGAATTTATATGAAACAGGTTTGACAGGTAAAGTTGCTGTTGAATATACGGCAGATTTGAATGAAGAGTTGCGAAAGAAATTAATCAGCACTATTGAAACGGCAACATCGGCGAACAGTGCATTAACGTTTATTCCGATTCCTGCCGGAATGAAGTTAAATCCGTTAAATTTGAAATTGACAGACGCACAGTTCTTGGAATTGAAAAAATATACGGCATTACAGATTGCCGGAGCATTCGGTATAAAACCAAATCAATTAAATGACTATGAGAAATCAAGCTACGCAAACAGTGAAGCACAGCAACAAGCATTTTTGACCGACACAATGTTGGTTATTCTAAAGGGTTTGGAAGAAGAATTGGCAAGTAAATTGCTGACTTCGGAAGAACTTCAGCAAGGATATTTTTTCAAATTCAATGTTGATGTCGTGCTAAGAGCGACATTTTCAGAGAGAATGGAAGGTTATGCGAAAGCCAGACAAAACGGTTGGCTATCCGCTAATGATATACGAGGTAAGGAAGACATGCCACATATTCCTGAAGAAGATGGCGGTAACGCATACCTAATCAACGGTAATATGATACCGTTAAAAGTTGCTATGGAAGGAGGAAGTCAAAATGCCAAGACACAGGAACAAGAAACAGAATGGTTTCAAGTGTTATATCCGAAATCAGACCGATGATTCAGCCGATATTTATTTTTACGGCGATATTGTCGGGAATGACGGGGATAAATGGTGGGGAAATGATGATAAATGCCCATCTGACGTAGCCACACTGTTGAAAGAATGTGAAAATGTCAGTCAGCTGAATATCTATGTAAATAGTAATGGCGGTGATGTATTTGCCGGTAATGCTATTTATAATATGCTGAAACGGCATAAGGCACATAAAACAGTGTATGTTGACGGTTTGGCAGCGTCTATTGCGTCAGTCATTGTTATGGCAGGTGATGAAATCATTATGCCGGCAAATTCCTATTTGATGATCCACAAAGCGTGGACGTATGCAATGGGAAATGCCAACGATTTGCGTGAAACAGCGGACAGATTGGAAAACATCGAACAAACGATTGTTGATACATACATGGAAAATGTCGCTGAAAATATCACTGAAGATGACATTAAACAGAAAATGTCTGATGAAACGTGGTTGTCGGCAAAGGATGCGGCGGAATTATTCCCACGAATACAAGAAGATGAAAACATAGATGTGGCAGCGTGTATTTCGTCTATAACCTACAATAATATTCCTAAAAATGTCGTTGTCAAAAATGATGACGAAGATGATGAGGAAGAAGATCCGAAACCAAAAAAGCCGGATGAAGATGATGAAGAAGATAATCCGGACGAGGAAGAACAGAAAGAAAAAAACAGTAACGAATTGGATATGTTAGACAATTTCGTATTTATGGAAGGAGCAATAGAAAATGAACAAGAAGATGCGTGAGTTACTTGCAAAGATAAAAGAGAAAAATTTACAAGCAAGGAATTTTCAAAATGAAGGTAAAGTTGCCGAGGCGAAGCAGCTAATTGACGAAATCAAGAATTTACAAACATCATATGAAAATGAAAAAGCATTATTTGAAATGGAAAGGGACAACGTACCGAAAGAACCAAAGAACAAAACAACAGCAAACGGTTTTTCTGTTATGGCAAAGATTGCACTAAGAAAAAAATTGACCGAAGCGGAAAATGCATTGGTTACAGGCACAAACGGTACAGACGGTGAGAATTTCCTAATCCCTGAAGATGTTGATACAACAATCAGAGAATTAAGAAAGACATATATGTCAGCAAAAGATTTGGTAACAGTAGTACCGACATCATCATTAACCGGTAGTTTCGTATTTGAAAAGGGTGTTCCGACAGGTTTGGCAGATTTTGAAGATGGCGATACAATCACAGAAGGCACTAAACCATCATTTGAACAGAAAAAATTCCAAGTTACACACAAAGGTAAGGTTTTCCCTATTTCAAATATACTATTGGAATCGGAAAAGGCTGGTTTGACATCATACCTAAATAACTGGTTTGTTAAAAATTCAATCATCAGTGAAAATACAGACATTTTCACAGCATTGCAAAACGGTAAAACGGCAAAGGCAATAAAGGGATTAGATGAATTGAAATCATCAATCAACAAAGATTTGGACCCATCCGCCCGAATCGGTGCAGTTATTGTCACAAACCAAACAGGATTTGACATTATGGACAGTGAAAAGGACGCAGTCGGCAGACCAATTTTAAAGGAAGACTATGTAACACCGACACAAAAGTTGTTCCAAGGACTACCTGTAATTGTGTTCCCAGATGCACAACTGCCAAACACCAAAGCAGGACAAGCACCGATTTTCTACGGAAATCTTAAAGCCGGTTGTTATTTCATTGATAGGAAAGGTTATCAGTTTGCAGTATCAACTGAATATCAATTCGGTGCAAATATGACAACTATGCGTGTGATCGAAAGCTATGATGTCATTCAGGCAGATAGTTCTACATACATCTACGGAACAATAACGGCAGCAGAAGGCAAGGCTGTAACGACAAAAGCAGCTGCATAATGAATGGGAGGGGTGAAGAATGTCCCTAACATTAGACGAAGTAAAGAATTTTCTGCGATTAGATACATCCGATGATGATACATTGTTGGAAATATACATATCAACGGCAGAAGAATACGTCAAATCAGCATGTGGTAGACAGGTAGATTTGGACAATCCCAAAGCACATACCGTAATGCTGATGTTGGTGGGCGACTATTACGAAAACCGTAGTCCATATGGGCAGGCAAAGTATAGTCAGAATGTTTCAACTATGCTAATGCAGTTACAGTTGGAAACACCACAAGATACTGATGATGAGGTGAAAGAATAATGGATTTTGCAAAGCTAAGGCACAAAGTTGTATTTTTAAAGCCGTCAACATCAGAAATAAACGAACAGTCAGAGCAAGTTATCGGGTGGTTTCCGTTCCACCCGGTGACAAAGACTGCAAGTGATGATGTATATTCTACGCAAGACGGCGAAATCTGTTTTAAAAGCGGAGTTTTAAGCGGTTTAAATAATGTATTTTCAGATTACGGTGTTCGTGCATATGTTTCGCCTGCGACAGGCAGAGAATATGACGAATCGCAGAAAATCAGAGCAGAAACAACATACAACGTGGTAACACGTTATTTTAACGGCATTGAAAGTAATATGAAAATTCTGTATGGTGCAAAGGTATTTGACATAGTATCCGTATTGGATATAAATGAGAGTCACAGGGAATTAAAAATCGTATGCTCAGAGGTGGACAGATATGGCAAGGCAGAATAAAGATGTATTCGGTTTTGATGAATTGGAAAAATCGTTCAAACGTTTTGAAAAAAACTATCCGGACAAGGCAGATGCACTTTTAATGGCACAGGGACAAGCAGTCAATAGAAAGACAAAATCGCTTACGCCGGTAAAGACCAAAAAACTCCGTAATTCGTGGAGATTAAATAATGAATATTGGTTTGAATGTTCCTGAGTTAAAAGGAGACTATCAAGCTAAGATGTGGAGATTAAAAAAAGTTAAACTGTACAAGGGTGGAACAGTCAGAGTTGTCAGAATTCAAACGAGAGCACCTCACGGACATTTGGTTGAATTAGGTCACGAACAGGTGTCGGGAGGCAGAACAAGAGAAAAAGGACAAAAACTAAACCGAGTACAACGCTTCGCCAGAGGAATTAAATCGCACGGACGTGTTGAAGGTAAGCATATGTTAAGCAATGCAATACAAGAGGCACAATCACGTTTTGACCGAGATGCAAATAAAATGTTAGATAAATTAGTGGAGGAATTTAACAATGATTAAATCACAGGATATACGCAGATTTATAGCGGACAAACTACGAAATGCAGAATTTAATGTTATATCATCAGAAATTCAAGAAGGCTATCCTAAGCCGGCAGTGTTCATCTATGTATACCCATCATCAATTACAAAATCCGGAGGATTTTTGGAGGATGACGTTTACAGTGTAACCATCAAGTATATTCCAAAAACTGAAACTGCACAAGAATGTGCCGAGGCGGCGGAAAAAATTCGCGAAACATTGATGTACAGTACGATTGATGTACAGGACAGGCATTTAACTATGGAAACAATGGATATGACAATCGAAGAAGAACGTTTAACTGTGATGTATGACGTTCCTATAACACAGTCCATTGATGAATGTGACGATTATGACAATGCAGAAACCATAGAAATGAGAGGTATATAACATGGGATTATCAACAATAAATGTAGAATTTAAGGCGGCGGCACAAACCGCTGTAAAACGCAGTGCAAACGGTACAGTTGCACTGATTTTGAAGGATGAAACCAAGGAAGATACCACATACGTTTACAACAATGAGACGGAAGTGGTTAAGAGCCATTGGACATCAGACAATCTAAATTACATAAATATGGCGTTTAAAGGTTCACCCAAAAAAGTGATTATCGAAAGAATTGCCGCAGAAGGAAGTCTTGATGATGCATTGAAGCGTTTGGCAAATAAGAAGTGGAATTATCTTGCCGTTCCGTCATTACAGGACGGTGAAGTTAAGACTGTGGCAGATTGGATTATTGCACAGCGAACGGCAAAGAAACCGTTTAAGGCAGTATTACCGCATTCTGTATCAAATAACATCGGTATTATAAATTTTGATACCGATGATATAAAAATCGGCAGTAAGACCTATACGACCGCTGAATTTTGCGTATATATTGCCAGTATTATTGCCGGAACTGCACTGAATGAGAGTGTAACAGGCAAAGTCATTTCAGAAATCAACAGTATTACAGAGAGTTTAACCCCCGATGCGGATGTTGATGCCGGAAAGCTAATTTTAATCAACGATGGTGAGCAGGTCGAAATTGCACGAGGTGTGAATTCATTGACAACGGTTGGAACAAATCAGACAGAGGATATGAAGTCAATCAAGATAGTTGAAGGAATGGATCTGATTGCAGAAGACATTAGAACAACATTCAAAGAAAACTATATCGGCAGAAGTAACAGTATTGAAAACAAAGAACTGTTTATCGCCGCAGTGAATCAATATTTTGAAACACTGACAAAGGAAGGTGTGCTATATGACGGTTATGAACATTATGCAGAAATCGACATAGACGCACAAAGAGAGTATTTGGCAAGCAAAAGTGTTGACGTTGCAAATATGAGTGATGTTGCAATCAAACAAGCCAATACAGGCACATTTATGTTTATGGCGGCACATATTCAAATGCAAAACGCAGCGGAAGATTTGAAATTCGTTGTAAACATGTAATCGAGGAGGTAGACATATATGAGTAGAAAAATTTCAGCACCTAACATTATTTCCGGTACACACGGCAAGGTATGGTGGGACGATTCGGTCATTTATGAAATTTCAAGTTTTGAAGCAACACTGGATACTGACCGTGAAGATGTCACATTTGCGGGTGATATGATCAAGGATAGCAAGTTGATGAGTGTATCGGGTACGTTCACAATGAAAGTGCGAAAGGTATTTTCACGAGGCAAGAGTTTTGCGGAAGCGTTTATGCAAGGAAAAGACCCACGTTCTACACTGATTAGTCAACTAAAAGACCCAGACGCATATGGTGGCGGATATGAAAAAATCCAACTGACTAATTGTTGGGTTGAGAGTGTACCACTAACCGGCGGTGAAAACGGTAAGGTAGTTGAAGAAGAATACAAAGGCGGTTTTACAGGATTGAAATTCCTTGCAAGCATTGAACCGATAGAACAGGATTAAACATTTTAGGAGGATATAAAAATGACAGGACAAGAAAAACATACAAGATTGACGTTGGACGAAATGATAAGACGTTCAGAGCAAGTAAAGGAAGCAAAGAACAAAAATAAAACAAAGGAATTGTACGTTGAAAGCCTTGACGGCACAATCACAATAACAAAACCAACAAGAAATCAAGTAAATGACGCAATGAATATGGATGCGTCTTCAGGCGAATCGGATGCATATCTGGTGTATGAATGTGTGACAGAACCGCCACTGAAAAACAAACAACTGCAACAGGCATATGGCTGCCAAGACCCATTAGATATTCTTGACAAAATATTTGAACCGGGCGAGGTATTGAATATCTCGAAAGCTGCATTAAGTTTTGCAGGTTATGTTGACGATAGCGTTAAGGCGGTTGAAGAACTAAAAAACTAATTGAACGCAACGGTGATTTTGAATTAATACATTACTACGTCCAACGTGGTTTTGATTGGGATAGAATTGCCGGGGCTACGGGAAATGAAAAGGCATTTTTACGAGCCAGTATGATAAAAGCATACGAAGAAGAAGCTGAAAAGATAAAAGCAATGACAGGAGGCGGTTGATGTGGCAAAAGGTAGAAACATAGGAGCAACACTGTCGTTGAAAGCCGGAAACTTCTTTGCAAATATGAAAAAAGCCCAAAATGAAAGCAATAATCTGCGTAGTACATTGAACAACACAAGCAAAAAAATTTCTGAATTGGGAGATAAAGCTAAAGTTGTTGGCAGTGCCGTTGGTAAATTGGGCAAAGGGTTAGCTATTGCTGGAACGGCAGCCGCTACCGCAGTAGGAACAATGGTAGCAAAATCAGTCAGTTCATTTGCTGATTATG